GAGATGCCTAACCTCTCGGCACACTCGCTGTTTTTGGTGTGCTTGAAATGATTGGTCAGCCATCTCTCCTGTTTAGGTGTAAGGACAATTTTTTCAGTCTTGCCCATTGCTTGCGGGGAGTTTATTGCCCTCAAGGTCGTAGCCAAGTTTCTTCAGTTGGTTGGCAATCTTTTTAACCGCCTTTTCGTGTTTCTCCTTGACTTTATCCATAGCCTCATGGTACTCGGTAGGACACCATAGCTCGCCGATTCGTTCAACGTAAGGCTCGGCGACACTTCTTGCCTCGTTGAGTGTGATTATTTGGGTGCCTGTATAGAGAGCCTTTTTTATCCATGCCCGCAAAATGAATGGGGCTTTGTCAAGATTGTTGGCAACATACTGCCGAATCTCTTCATGCTTTGGAGCGGCACCAAGACCTAAGGCCAAGCAAAGCTCTTGGTTGTTTTTTACCATTAGAGAATAGGCAACTATGAACTCGGCATTATCAAGGCCGGTGCGATTCTTGAACTCGCCATGCTCGGCAATAGCTTTGCAGCCGCCTACGGTATAGCTTGTCGGAAGTGTTGTGTTGAGGTACTTATACTCTCGGAGCAGTTCGTTTACTTTCATCGGTCGGCCACTCTCATCGCTGTTGGTTGAGGTGTCATCTTTTCTTGGATAGTAGAACGATTCCGTCAGTGTTGGCATATCATAGCCGTCGAGAACAAGAACCCGATAGATTTCTCCAGCAGTGAGCATATTGGCAATGCGCTCATCGTCGGCCGTATACCAGCACTTGCGGTCAAAGGCTCTTGCCGGATTTACAATTTCATAGCCTCTGCGCTCTATCTCGGCGATGAATGATTGCTTTACAGCCTTTGCCGCCTCGGAGCAGTATGGGTCCGGTTCTGCTCCTATCACAATCTTGCCGAATGTGAGAGGTGAGCCTTTGGGGACAAGGTCGGCGGCGTAGCCATCAACCGTTTTGATCATGTAGGCCAGCAGCTTTGACTGGAATTTGGCGCGGTTGGTACAGCGGCCTGCGTCTTGGCTCTTCATTTCCCAGAACAGGCAACCATGATTGGCGGTGTTGAGTTGACATTCGGAGCATTTGCTTTCACAGCCACCCTCAAAATCCTCGTCTGATTGGTCGTCGCTCTGATACCAGGGAGATTTGGAGAGAGTCATGAACAGGCCATTGACAAAACTCTCTGCCGTTGCTTTGGTCAGCCCTTGATAGTTGTTGCTATACTGCGAGTGATATTTTTTCTGCATATCCTCGTCAAGTTTGCAGATAATCATCGCGGCGGCTATGCTCATTTTGTCCTCTTTGACAGCTACGACAAGTTCGGGAATGAGGGTGTTGAGTTTGCATCGGTCTTGGATAAAACGAATGCTCTTGCCGAATTTGAGCGCCACTTCTTCGGCGGTCTTACCCTTCTCGATAAGCTGGCCGAAAGCGAAAGCCTCTTCCATCGGGTCCACGTCTTGACGCTGGAGGTTCTCGGTAATCATGGCCTCGAAAGCCTCATCATCGTTCATCTCTCGTACCATTGCTGGAATGGACTGGAAACGGTCACTCTTTATGCGATGGGCTGCCACCTGCTCTACGTTGAGTGCGTCTTCCTTAGCTTTGAGCAGACAGTAAGCGCGATAGCGACGCTCACCGCAAACGATTTCGTAGCCGATGGGTATGCTGACAATCTCGCCGGAATTGTCGAGCTGATCATCATACTCACAGGGGCGCACCGTGATGGGCTGAATTAGACCCTGCTTTTCGATGTTGGCGGCAAGTTCCCTGACCGCCTCCTCATCGAATGTCTTTCGGGGATTCATCGGTGATGGTTTCACCGAGTCTAATGGAATTTTTTGAAAGTCCATAAATAAGGGTTTATTGGTTTGACTTGTAGTTTGTTATACTGTAAAGTTAGCCATATTTTACGAAAATTGCAAACAGAATAACCACCATTTTGACACCATTTTTACCACGAATATGTGGCACCGTTGAAAGTCCAATCAACACGTCGATAGTTGAAATATCCACGTTTGGCGGTTTCCTCAAACATATCCCTGTCTTCGGGTTTCAGTATTGCCGGAGTCTGGCCGTTTACGGTGGTGTAACGAGGAATGCCGAAACGCTCACGGATGAGCCGGATTGATTCTTCATCTCTCGTCTGCCAATGTATTATCACCTTTTCTCCCTCGAGGTCGGTATGAGTCATTTTCAAAAACGATTGGGGTTAACATTTCGTGGAATCTGTCATATATGCGTGGGCCGTACTTATCTTTTAAGTCATCGGTTTCAAGGTTGGTGGTCACGATAGTCATGCGCTGGCTTGCATACCGCTCGGATATGAGGTCAATGATTGGGGTGTGTATCATACCATAAACCATCACCTCACGCGGTTCCTCTCCGAGATCATCAATTATCATCATCGGCTCAGCAAACAGGCTTTCGTATTCATCGTACTGCTCTTTGAACTTCTCACTTGCAGCACAAAGCCGACAAATCTCTTTTGCCGTGCGGAGTTTCATGCTTTTTCGCTTGGAATAGCCATTTTCATATTCGGTGACAAAACCTATGAGTTGAGCTATCGCTTTGGCAAGTGTTGTCTTGCCGTTGCCGTACAAGCCACAGAGCATAAGACCGGGGGTTGCATCTGGGTTGATGAGCCAGCGGGCGGCGGCGAGGATATGAGAGCGAGTGTCATCATCAAGCGTAAACACGCCTCCGCGATATTCAACCTCGGCTTTCATGGCGGCATAGATGCCATTGGCGGCATCTTTCTCTGGGATTTCGATGCTAAAACGTCCCCTTGAAACCCTTTCGTTTTTTAACACCTGACTCAGACCCTCTACGTTCTGAAAATTTATCAGCTTTTCTAACTTCATCGCTTATCGGGGTTTCTTGTTGTTTAGGTTTTTCGTGGTCCATTATCCAGAGATTGGCGCGGCTATCCCAATGCGAGATTTTTGCGCCGGAACTGGTTCTCCACCCAAGAGATGTGAAATGATTGAAGAACACTTCGGCTTCACGCTCCCAGTCTTGCAACCGTTCATCGGCCCTTTGAGATAGAAAATGAGATTTGACTTCCTCAATGGTCGGAGGTGGCTGTTCGGGCGGTTTCAGGCGTGGTTGAGATTTTTTCTTTCTGGCTTTCTTTTCTTCTTCAAACAAAGACAGACCGACACTCGGAGGCGGCTCTATATCTCCGATAGGAGATGTATCTGTCTTATGTCTTTTATATAATAAGGTGCGTTTTCGCTTTGTGTTTAAAATATTACCACTTTTTTGAACACTACTGTTTAATGGTTGAACACAAATATTTTCGGTAGTGTTTAATGATTGAACACTACTGTTTAATGGTTGAACGGTAGTGTTCAAATTTGTGTTTAATTGTTGAACACAAAATTTTTTCATCAATTCATCATTTGTGACTTTTGCTCCACAAATTAAGAAAATAGCACTGCCGCTACCAGTCCCCTTAACATAGTCAATGAGACCATGCTCCTTTAGTCCATCTCTGGCTGCCGAAATTGTTGCACGAGATATTTTCAATGCTCTCTCCAAGTCTCGCGTCTTAAATTCAAATGGGTTAATCCAGCGCCGAATGTTGCACTGATGTAACAGGTAGAAGTACATCGTGGCCTCATTGCTTGAGCATGGATTGAACCTCGTAGAATCCCAAAAAGAATTAAGCAGCTCTATGTAGGTCATTGATATGTGGGGTATAGATTCAGAGCCTTGTCTATATAAGGCTGTGGATTGGTTTGAAGATAAATGCAGACAGCTCTAACAAACTCCACTAAACCATGGCACACTACATAAGTGCTGCCATTACTCTCCACAAGCGTCTGCCATGCTTTTTGCGCCTCTGATTGAGTTCCGGCGCTACTGCCTTTTCGTTTCGGAACTTTCATCTCAATGCAGAGGCTCGACTTTCCACCTTTGGGAAACAAGAGAATGAGGTCGGCAACTCCTTTGACTTGCCCCTCATAGACCATCTGTGCGCCGGCGCGGGCGCCTCGCCAGCCGCCATTGGGAACGGCAAAGAGCAGATTTGCCACTTGGGGGAATGTCCGCCGGAACCAATTCACGCAAAAATGCTGAATCTTGGATTCCGAGTAGGTCTGTTCCAATTTGAGAATATCTTCTTCAGTCATGTTCATTAAAGTTTTCCGTATGCCTGGCACACTGGTTAAGTTGTTTGATTATTAGCTTACCTCGTGCGGCGTTACCGTCCTTGTCATCAAAATTACCAAAGCACTCCCACTGCTCTCCAAAGAGGCCGACGGTGCGACGTAGCAACATAACGCGGCCATTCTTCACAAGCCATTTGAAATTCTTTTTCATAGGCGGCTGCTGAATAGATTCATCACATTGCTTACTACGTCCTCATCAATCTGTGTAGCGGTACCCGTAACCTCATTGGCAATGTCTTTCTTGGTCTGAATGACTTTATACATATACTCGTCGATGGTCTTGTCTCCAAGAAAGTAATAGCAGTTGACAGCGTTTTTTTGGCCGTTGCGGTGTGCGCGGTCCTCGGCTTGTTCGCAATCAGAATAGGTCCAGGGGAACTCGATAAACCCAACTCGGCTTGATGCTGTAAGGGTGAGGCCGGTGCCTCCGGACTTGTAGTTGAGGATTATGAGCTTGCACTCGGGGTCGTTCTGGAAACGGTCGACGGCGTTTTGCTTTTGGGTGATGTTGTCTGACCCCGTAACAGTCACCGCGTCGGGGAACTCTTCTTTGAGCGCCATGACAACCTCTTTCAGATAGGCGAACATGATCAGCTTTTCTCCACCGTCTATGACATCATGGATAAACTCGGATACCGCTTTGACCTTGCCACGGGCGGCTATCTCTTTGAGGATACCCATGCGCACCATGACCTCGCCTCTCATCGCCCTGGCTATCTTGTCATCGTCAGCGTGTTTGTACTGGCGCAGATATTTGAGGAAATTATTCTCTGCGTCCTGATACTCCTTGCGGTTGGTTATCTCGCAGGTGATGTACTGGCGCATCTTGTCGGGTAACTGAGTCAACACCTTTGCTTTCTCTCTCCTGAAGAAACAACAGCACCATAGACGGTAGTGCAGCTCTTTCATGTTGGAAGATTGCTTGGGTCCATCACAGAACCGGGAAACGAATTGCTTATAGCCTCCGAAGTCATCAAGTCGGCCGAGGATTCTCAACTGCTGTATGAGGTCGGTGTTGTTGTTGACTACCGGCGTACCCGTAAGAGCGAATATCCACTTTTTGCCTTTGCAGATACCCTCAACGAACTTAGCCTGCTGTGTCTTTGATGATTTGCACTTGTGGCTCTCATCAATTATTACCGATTTGAACAGCCTTACACGCTCATCAAATTCTATCGACGCGAGAGTGAAACGAGATGTGTTTTTAACTTTGATGACAAAGAATTTTTTCAGGCTCTCGTAGTTGGTGATGAACACCGGACAAAGAGCCTCTCCATCGGGTCGTTTCAACTCCCAGAACTTTTCCCAGCTTGCACGGTTGGAGTCATCGAGAATACACGCCTCTATGCCTGCGAATTTCTTAAACTCACGTTTCCAATTCACCTTGAGTGCCGCCGGGCAAATGACAAGCACCGGGAAAGTTTCGCCGTAGACCATTGCCTCACGATGGGCCTTTACCACCGAGCATATCGCTTGGAGCGTCTTGCCGAGTCCGGGCTGATCGCCGAATATGCACCGCTTGTTGTCAAGAGCGTAGCGAACACCCTCCAACTGATAGGAGTATGGATTGAGCAGCATATAATGATCGCCGACAAACTCTCTCATCGGCGGTATCTCATACACAACGTCGCGGGTTTCGCTACGCCTTGCAACATGGGAGCAATAGTTTCTCTGAACGGCCCATTGAGCGAAAGCCTCTACATACCACCGAGCATCACAGCCCGGCGGATATAAACCCTCTTTTGACACTATCCAAACCTTTTCCGACTGGTCCCACCGGCGGGTGGGTATCCTCTTTACAAGGTCAATCAGAGCAGGGTTGTATTCAAAGGAGAGCCTGAACGTGCCGGGGGTTTCGGTAATGTATATAGGCTTCATCGTTTAGGCGACTTGTTCGGCTTGAGTTTTGGCATTGTCGGCCTCGGTTATGTCTGTTACATCTTCCGGTATTCCTGCATTGGCGAATGGGTCTTCTTCATTCTCAAAGTCGAACTCAATCTGCTTGATGGCCCACTTACGCTCGGTGATGTACTCCTTGACTTCGTAGAAGAAAGCGTCGATAGCAAAGCGGAAGTCATCGGCTCTGGGCCAGCCGCTGTCATCGGCGTTGAGGCCGGTGGGAGGTGTGTTGAGGTTGAGAACCTTTGACGACATGAGGGTGCGTCGGCCGGTCAGGGTGGCAATCGGGCAGTTGTCATCGCCGCCAAGAGATACACCTGAAACGTCGAGGCGCCGCAGTAGGTCGAGGTTGGTTTCCGAGTCGGGGTTAACCCAATCGTAGCGGTCGGCTTCTTTCTGCTCGGTCAGCTCCGCGAAGTAAGGAATAAGAGCGGCGAGGCGCGCTTTGAGGTCGACATGAACGGTGTTTTTACCTTTGAGGGTAATCTCGTTGCCATTTTCGTCGATGTAGGTTGCCTCAATGGTGCCACCCTTTGTCAGTTTGGCTTTTTTGATTTTTATTTCCATTTTGTTGAGAGGTTAAAAAACATCGGATGGCCACTATGACCACCCGATTATTATCTGGTTCTGTACTCGTCTATGAATGATTGATAATGTCTGTCTGCCGGGAGTGGCAGTGTTATCCCGAACTCCGTTGCCGCATCGGCCTGTACCTTGTTGAGAAAGTTTGTCATCTGTAAGGTGTTTAGATCGGTTGTACTGCCAACCACTCTTACCCATTTGTTCCCAACGACAACATCACGGCTTAGGAACTTGGCCTTGTAATAGTCGTGAAAATCCTCTTTTGGGGTGCCCGTCGCCTCTTCCATGCACTTGTACCACATCCACATCAGCGAGTTCTGGGAAATGGTGCGCGGCTCGGTTTTCCTGACTATTTTTACCGTGTAAACTCCGTTCCGGAGTAGCGAGCATAGGTACTCAAAAGATTTATCCATGCTCACCACTCCGTCACGCTTGGTGAGTATCGCGTCGGCCATCAGCGGAACGGCAGACCATCGGGACCGAGATTACCACCTTGCGGTGACGCGGGCATCGGTGCCGGGGCAGGTGGTTGTGCGTAGCTTCCCTGCTGGGGATAGGCTGCTTGCTGTGGATACGCAGGCTGTTGAGGGTAGCCGCCGGGAGCTTGTGGATAGCCTCCTTGCTGATAGGCTCCGGGGGCCTGCGGATATGTGGGCTGCTGGGGATAGCTGCCGGGTGCAGGTTGAGCCGGACGCTGGCCTACGGTCGAGGATGCCTGATACGGCACGATACCCATACCCTTGATGGAGTTGAAATAACGGCCTTGATACTCTCTGCCGTTGACATACGCATCGACGGTTACACGCTGGCCGGGTGTGAAGTTGTCAAGCATAGGCATCTTGTCGCCGGTGAACTCTATGATGACGTAGTTAGGATAGGTCTTGCCGTCCTTCTCCCACGAATCATCGAGAATCAGCTCTCGCTTTTGGAAGTTGTCCGACACCTGCATCACCGGGGATATGTAGTGAATGAGGGCAGTTGCTGTTAATTTAATCATTGTCTTTTAGTTTGATTGTTAGTGACCCTTGAGTGGTACCTTTAGTAACATACTTTTCATACAGCTCGGGGTGATCTTCTTTGAACTGTTTTGTATTGAACCTGCTTGTAACTGAGCTGGCACTGATAGAGGCAGAAAATGAGCCAAAGTCATATTTCTTAACTCCGTGTTTGCTCATAGCGGCACGAAGTGCGGCTTTTGCCTCGTTCAGTTTGCTCTCTGCATCTTTTACCGTTTTAAGCAGCCCGGCCATATAATCGACAACATTCGTGGGGATAATTACCCGTTCCTCTTGTGGTGTCGGTGAATTGGAACCGATTCCAAACACTGTTGGATTATGGTGGAAATATACAGGGCCGTTATCGGTAAAGACATATTCAGTTGTCAGCAGCTCCTTGACAAGTTCCGACGGTTTGCGCTGGATAACCCAAAAGGCTGCTTTGTCTTTGCGGAGCCAGTTGCAGGCCAATCCCTCAACTTTGATTCCGGGGTTCTCGGCTTCAAACAACTCTGCATATATGGAGAGCTGCCATGACAGATACTCTTGCAGGGCCTCAATGCCGGAGCTGAAACGGTTGGCGTAGAAATAGCCGCACATGGGGTAGAGGTCGATGTTATTGCTCTTGGTGTCAACCAGCCATATACCGTTGGTGTCTATCCGGCGCCACACGTTGTCAATCTGTGAGGCATACTTATCGTTGTCGGATACTGTCAACTCATTTGCGACAGCCTCAAAGCCGTTGAGGTGGCGAATGTAGTTGTCAAGCTCCTGGCTCACGTCCCACTCCATCATCTCGTAATGGTCGCCCTGCCGGGTGTTGACAATCTGGATTGTCTGCCTTATGCCGAGTTGGTCGTAAGTCTGAATGGCGTGGTGAATAGCGGTGCCACGGCTACCGGCCTTTGGAATGATAAAGTCTTTCACATAGGCGTCGGCCTCGGGATATACACCCAGCCCGAGAACTGAGTGTATAAGACCCGTGATGCCGAGCAACCTCTTGCCATCGAGTTGATAGCTGTGGCTATCTTCGTCGAAGATTACAGGGGATTGCTTGAACTTCATCATTTAGCAGCATTAGTGTTGAGGGTCTGACGCTTGGCGTAGGCGGCTTTATAGAACTCGGTGCCGTTGGCGCAGATGGCCTGGCACTCTTTTGCCCACTTGCCCCACACTTGCCGAAATCCCTGCTCGTCGGTTACCGCGTTCATCTCGGCAATTGCCTGCTGGAGCTGTGCGCCGGTGAAAGCGAGCTGAGAGGTGGGCTTGGTTCTGCGGTCTTTCATTTCGGCCTCGTTGCCACAAGCCATGTTTGCATCGTCGTCGGTGTCGGCGACAATGCCGAGGATAGCACAGTAGGAGTAGCGTTTGAGGTAGGTGATAGCAGAGCCGAAAGCCTGATAGTCGGCACTCTGGGCAGGCAACAGCAGTTCGCTCTTGAACCACTGGCCGCTTGTGTGAGTGAGCAGTGTGATGAGTTTGCCGTCGCTGATAATCTGCGTTACGGATAGTCCATGTTCTTTGAGTGCAGGTGTGGCGGATTTCACGCACGCCGAGAGGTCTGCATACTTGAACTTGTACTCGCCGCCGGTTCGCGTCTTGACCTTGACTTCCTTTTCAAGTTTGGGCTGTTCGACACTCCCCTGAAAGGCGGAAAGAGCTGCTGCAATCTCGTTGATTTCAGCACTCATGAATGAGTTGATTGTGATTTTGTTCTCTTCCATTTTTGTTGGAGGTTATTAGTTTGACTTGTTATATCATTGTTTCTGATATACAGTAAAGGTAGTCATTTTTAGCGAGTTACACAAACAGATTGCCCGCCATTTTTACGCCTTAACGTTTACTGACATTTGATTCCGAACCGGGGCGCATAGAACTCAAAGTTCTTACGCTCGCAATCTACATCTTCGGGATACCAAGTAGCATGTTCGACCCATTCTTCAAAGCACTTTTGGCAGTACCATTGATTGAGAACTGCAATGTAGCACCCTTTTTCAGATGGTAAGAATGGTTTGCCACACCAATCGCAGATGCAGATGTCGGAGCCGACTGCGTTCATCAGCTCACCGGCGGTACACTCAATGAGTAGGAATTTGCCGTATGTAATTTGTTTCGCCATCGTTCTTGAAGTATTTGAGAATTATGTTTGACAATGAGATTACTTTCCGACACATATCCTCATCGAACATACCTATGTGGGTTTGCTCTGTCGGAAGTCCGAAAGCAGCGGACAATACCTCATAGGCGGCTGTCCGTGGCAAGTAGCCTTCTTTCCATAGAGGGTCGAAAGCCTCGTGAGCCTGATGTTTCAGTTCTCGCAGTTCTTTGTTCGCAATCCTGTCGAGCGCCTTGTCAGTACCTTTGTGACAGCCGACCCATGCACCGCACGGTTCACAGATGTAGCACTTGGTGCCATACGACCGTCCGTATATTTCGGAGTCCTCAACGAGTTTAGTTGGATTTCCACAATACGGGCAGCTCCAGCCGAGTAATACAAGCGGATCATCTTTGAGATTCATTTTTTATATGGTTTGCTACCTCTGCGAAAGCGGCGGCGAACTTGTCTATATCTTCAGCATGAACGAAGATACGCTGACGCTTTTTCTTGCCGGGGCTACGGTCAACCGGCACCTCTGCTATGGTGAGGTATGGCTGGCCCTTTGTGTCTTTGTGTGCGTCGATGTAGTATAGGCGTGTTCCGGCGCTGACGCACACTGTCTTTGTCGGATTTTCCATTTTGATGATGTATTTTGATGATGTGTGGTTGGTATGGGAATCGAACCCATGAGGGCCGATGGCTCCATCGGTTATTTCGCTCGTCACGCCTCCAACACGTGACCTTTACCAACCAAATCCGGACTATATTCACAGACCGTCCGGCGTTAATGATATTATTCTAATTGGGGTGTGGAGCAGGCAGGAATCGAACCTGCAAAATGCGTGGGTTTCCTATGGCTAATCAATTCAAGAACATCGATCGCTATTCTTGTTTCAACTGTCATCAAGGGAATGGTTTGCTTTTACTCCAGATTATACCGGTGCCTTGCCCTTTGCATCTGGCACAACCACGTCTATAAAGTGAACTCAGCGTAAGCCAATTTCGCCTCTGCTCCATGTGGCCGAGATTACCCGCCCGGCTATCGGGGTTTGAAAAAAGATGATGCCACGACCCTCACGGGCACTCAAAGGCATTCCAATATGATATCATTATCTTACCCTCACGGGCATTGTACCTATGTGGTTATTTTCTTTTTCTCATATTCCGGCAATGTCGCAATACCTGGGCGGCGTTGCAGAACCATTTGCCGTTTTGAACATTATTCGGTTTGTGGGCCTCGATCGCACCAGCGGCAATTAGGTTCTCTAATTTTTTCACTCCTCCGACAATCTTTGCCGAGAGGTCTTTACCGAAACTCTCCTCAGACATGACAGCGAAAATATTTTCGAGCTGCGCAGCTTCGGGATTGAGTGCTTTGACTTGAAATTTCCCCATAAGCTATGCAATTCTTAAGACAGCGACACTCTTGTTATCTCTGTCAAGTTTGGTTTTCCACTGCCGCCCCTCGTTAAGTACCTCGGGAACCATAGATGTTCCGGGTGTAGAGCGTATGGTCTGATAATTGTAGGAGTCTATGGGAAACAGAACAATGTCGCCCACTTGGAGTTTCCTGAACTCTGCGGTTACTCCTAATACCGCCCATGTCGGTGTCTTTATATCAAGTTCCGGGAAATTCTTCTTGAAAGCATCGACAATGGAGAGATTCATGTCTATTGTTTTATTTTCCATATCGGTAAAATTTGAATTAGGAACGGTGACAGGCGACGACCCTGCATTAACCACTATCGCTTGACAGCTACACCATTCGCGGAAAATCACTAACTTTGTGGTGACCAAACCAAAAATAAAATAGTGATTATGAGTAGGATTGAAAATTATCGTGTTGGCAACGAATGTCATCAACGTGAAATGTGGGATAGTTCCGACATAGCAGAACATTGTGGTATCCCTTTTGATAAGGCATATAAGCTGCACATGATAGCAAATAATGCTTGTGGCGTTGTTGGCTACGGAGATATTCGCAAAGAGGACTTCTTGGAGTTTCTTGATGAGGTGGAGGCCGCAAAAGAGCGAGTAAGGTTGCAAGACGAGGCTAATGCCGCAACAATCATTTCTGCCAGCAGTAATTTCAAGTTAGGTTTAGGCTCTCAACTGATAGGTCAGGCACTTTCCCTTCTAAAAGGTCTTGTATAGAGTAGCTAACATATTTGTCTTCCTGGCTCTTAATCTCATAGCCACCTGCACTCATATAATATGGGTATGGCAGCTTTTCAAACAGTTGCCCGGAGTATAATATTCGATTAATCTCTCGTTGAATACTCCTATCGGACATTTTCAGCCGTTTAAGATGAGGAACAATTTCATCAGCTATTGCTTTCCGTAAATCCGGAACAAACATTAACTCTTCAAGCGATGATTCTACGCGAAATGTAACCTTGACATCAGATGGGAAACACAATGCTTTACCAAAGTCAAAAGATGTTGAGATTATCATAATTTCATGATTTTACGTTTGGGAACGGTGGGCGGATTTGAACCGCCAACCTTCTGTTTACGAAACAGACGCTCTACCAAATGATACTGAGCTACACCGTCCTGTTTAGTGCCGGACGTTTCGCTGTAAATGTCATAGTAGCTTACCTCGTCCGGTTCTTATTGTTATTACGCAGTCCATTTACCACGGGCGGACACGACTCAACCCGCTCCCGGTCATTTTCGGCATAAGCACCGGGAGATATTCTTATCGCGAACACGGCCTACCGTGTCGCTCATCACCGCATCGGCATCATCCATCGGGCTTGACCGCGTTATGCAGTGGAATTTCCAGACTTGCCAAGGTACTCTTCTTTGGTGGTGGGAGCGGCAGGATTCGAACCTGCAACCACTCACTTTCGTCAGCGAGCCTCTATCCAGTTGAGTTTATCTACACTCCCGATTGCAACCCCTTTCGGGGCCGGGCCTCTCTTGGCCCTCGGCATAGCTCACTCTTGAGCGCCGTGAATTGGTTTGACTTGGGAGGGGTTATTCAGCGTCGAGGATTTCGACATAAGATTTGAAGATGTGGTAGACGACGAGTTTTGTTGCATCAATCACATTTAAGTCCGTGTTATCGTCTGCTTCAAAGACAGATTTGTCAGTGAACTGCTCAATCTGATAGCAGTTGAAGCGAATGAAGTTCTCGGCTTTTTTATTATCACCGGATTCAATGATGGCCTTCAGTTGGAAGAGGAGGTGATTGATTGCCGATGCTGCGGCGAGAAATACCCACCCATGGTTGTATGTTTCAGCATTATTCTTAATCAATGAAAGAGTGCGCTTGCTCTCTTTGAGAGATTCCTCAGCCAAGTCGATTCGCTTGTCGAGTTCGGCAGAGATTGCCGAGATTTTTTCTTGGGTTGTTGACATATTGATTACTGTTAGTTTAGTCAGAGATTTCATCAAGACTTTCTGTTGTTACATACCATTCAAAACCGCATTTATTCAGTTGCTCATCGGAGAGGGAGCAGCAGTGCTTGGTGGCGTAGAAAAAGAGAGCCGGAATATCTTTGCCATTCTCATCTACGATATGGCCGAAAGAGCGGTCACGCTTTTTGAAACCGAGCTTCTTAATCTCGCTCCAAGTGGTAAGGAGTGCCGGGCAGTGGCCACCCCAAATAGGAGCGCTGATTTCTTTTCCGATGATTGAGGTTTTCATGTCTTGTTTTTTACTTGATTACGTTATGGTTATCTCAACCAAAATCGCTAAATTTGCGATGTTTGATTTAAGATGATGCAAAGGTAATGCGAATTGGTATAATATGCAATACGAATCCGTGTTATTTTGTCGCGATTTAAGATTTATTAACTTTTAAGACGGTATGATAGCACGAATTCAGCAACTAAAAGACCATTTTGGACTCTCTACAAGAGCCTTTGCCCTAAAATGTGGCATGAACCAACCGACACTTGACAGAATGCTCAAGGGTATAAATGCACTTAACCTCAACTGCGTTTCATCAATCTTACAGTCATTCCCAGACGTGTCAGCAGAATGGTTGATGAGAGGTGTGGGGCCTATGTTGCACTCTCTCACCACGAATCCGGATGGTGACCGTTTAAATACCCTCGTAGATACGATAGCAACTCTCCAAGAGGTCATAGACGCCAAGAACGCGCAGATAGCGATGTTGACTGAACGCATAAAACAACTTGAAAATCAACTTAATTCAAAATGATATGGCGTTCTTCAGATTCGATTTAGACGAAATCTTAAACCAGAAAGACTGGACACCGGCCACAATAGATGGGCAACAATGCGTTCAAAAGAGGATCCAATTAAATCCAATTGAATTAGATATGTTTGGGAGACTTGATATAACCAAGTTTCCCGATGGTTCAATATGGCTCGACTTCTTTAGCGAAAAATATGCCCCCACAAAACCAGCTATGGATTTCATGGC